AATAGCAGATACTTGGGAACAAGTAACTATTACATTTACTCCAACTGAAATAGGAATTGTAGAAATTATAACAGAATGTTGGGGAGGTACTACATACAGTTTATATGTAGATTATTTTTCTATAAGTCAGGCATAATATTGTGACTATGATAACTACTGCTAATCTACTTGCATTAGATATAGCATATTTAGGTACACCGTTTGTTAACGTTGAAGCTAAACTATTATCTACTGGATCATTAGATGTTGCCTATTTAGGCACACCATTTACAGGTGATATCACAACTCAAATAAATCTTGTAGATATTTCCATCCTTACAACAAAACCAACCATTGCTTTAAATACTTCTGGATTAGCTACAACTAATGTGGCATTTACTACTATTAGCCCAACTATTACGTTAAATGGTTCTGGTTTAGCAACAACTGATGTGGCATTTACAACAATACAACCAACTATTGCGTTAAACGCTTCTGGTTTAGCAACAACTGATGTGACACTTACTACCACTAATCCAACTATTACGTTAAATGCTTCTGGGTTAGCAACAACTGATGTGGCGTTTACAACCACTAACCCAACTATTACTTTAAATGCTTCTGGATTAGCACGAGTTGATATCTCATTAACTACACAGAAACCAACCATTATAATAGATACAATATTATTTAATAGTGTAGATGTTTTGCTTACAACAACACCTCCAATAGTTGCAATATCTGTTTCTAGTATAGCTAACACATCTGTTATACTTACAACACTTAAACCAAGAATTACAATATCCACATCTGGATTTGTAGTACCACCTTATGTACCACCTCCAACTGTAATATCTATACCTAATAGACCAAATTGTGTTACTCCTTCTAATTGGGCTAATTGTCGTCCTTGGGATCTTACAGAACAACCAAAAACTGATAATCTTGCTGATTCGTATATTCAAGAATCATTAGCAATTGCTGGAGCCAAAATAAATGTTCATAAGTTATTAGGAGTACATGAACAAACAAGACTTCTTGATTTAACTGGTAATGGTAACGCCATATCAGGAGGGGATGCATATAACTATCCTGCGTCTAACGCATTTGATAAGTTAACAACAGAGTGGTATTCCCGTCAATCAAAAGCCTTATTATTAGAATCAGGATATATCGGATATGACTTTGGCATTATTAGATTACCTAATGGACGTCAGAGATATGGGGTTGACGCGAGTATTAGAAAAGAAATAACAACTATTAAGATTAAACAAAGTGTTAATTCAGGGTCACGTGTTACAAAGGCTAGTGTTGAACGATCTGATGATGGAATACAATGGTATGGTGTTGCTGTTATTGACTTACCTAATAATGATACTTTAAATACTATCAATTTTAAAAATTCAGCTCCTTGTCGTTATTGGAGATTACGCCCAATTACTTTTGTCGGAGATGAATGTAATAGTTGGGGAATTCAGGCATTAGAAATGCATGAATATGATGTTACAACTATATTAAATATCCAAGATAAGATTTTAATGGAGAATCGAGATAGAGATTATGACCAATCACCATTACTAATAAAAGGTTATTATGAATTAGTACAAGCTAATCTAGAACTTAAAGCATTTGGGATGGAAACACAAATAAGTTATAACATCAAATTAAGCTTTAATACTTGTGTGAATACTATTGGACGTCCAGTTATAATTGGAGATATTATTGAATTTCCAAGTGAAACACAATATACCCCTGATTTGCGTCCTATTAAACGTTATTTGGAAGTAACTGATGTTACTTGGGATCCGACTTCCTATACTCCAGGTTGGATGCCAACAATGTTATTAATAACAGCATTACCAGCTCTTGCCTCCCAAGAAACTCAAGATATTTTTGGAGATCTTGTTGCTAAAAAAGATAATTCTGGGTTATTTGATAAGAATGATGGAAATAATCTATTATGGCAAGATTATTCAAATATTGATCAAACAATCAAAGCTAAATCGTTAGATAATGTACCAGAAAAAGGAAGTGAAGGTTCAAATACAATTAGAGAATATTCTGATGAAGAATCAGCAAGTTTAGTTCCATATGGTCTTGTAAGTTTAGAAAACACAGGTTTTGTAAGAAATGGATTATATGTGGAGGATGCTATGCCACAAAATGATGCTCCATATACAGAAGCAGATACTTTTCCAGCAAATCCACATAATGGTGATTATCATAGATTAATATATGTTGGTCTTGCTAAAGATGTTCCAGCACGTTTATATAGATATTCTGTTGCGAAATCAAGATGGGTTTATTTAGAAACAGATCGTCGTGCTGAATTTAATGGACAAAAACCTATATTAGATGAATATACTACAAGTAGATATAAAAAACCAGCAAGGGATATTAAGTAATGGCTATCAGAGCAGAAGGATTTTATTATAATGGGCAAATTGCTAGATACATAAATCAATTTATCGCTATCTTTCAAGGTCTTCAAGTTCAAGTTGGAAAATACAAAGATCGAGAAGAACAACTAATACCTGTAGATATTCATTATGGACATCCAGATAAAGTTGTTGCTGCTTTAATGGCAGATAATACTCAAAATAAACCATTAAGACTTCCAGTTATGAGTGCTTATATGTCTGGATTACCAATAGCTATGAATAGAGCTCGTGGTGTTGGTCAAGAACGTAGAAATTCTTATGTTCCAGTTGGTGGATTAGTTCCAGATGATATACAAGTTATTCATCAACGGATGCCAGTTCCATATAACTTAGATATGGAATTACACATATATGCAAGCAATACTAACCAACATCTTCAAATATTAGAACAAATATTACCCTTATTTGACCCTTCATTAAATTTACAAACAAGTGATTCGTTATTTGATTGGACAAGATTAACTCGTGTTGAACTTAAAGAAGTTACGTTAGATACAAATTTTCCTATTGGAACTGATAAAAGGATAATACAAAGTAAGATAACGTTTGAAATGCCTATAGAAATCGATACACCTGCGGACGTTCGTAGAGATTTTATTGAAAGAATATACATGCGAATCGGGACAGTTAGTGTTATACCAGAAAATAATTATGAAATAATTGCTGAACTGGATGCCCAGAATCTACCGTACGATTTAGTGGCTACTGATGAGACTCTTCCATTTAGTTAAAGGGTAAAATAATAAAATATAAATATGTCTATACATATAGACATATTTATATTATGAAAAAATACTCAGAATTAACTAAAGAACAAAAAAACGAACTAAATAAAACCTCGTATAAATGGAGGTACTCTACTACAAAGGGGATGTTGTGTAGAGTAAGACATCAACAACACGACGTGGGATTGAATGTACTATAGATACAACAGACCTTCCTCCGATTCCTGAATTATGTCCTCTTCTCCAAGTTCCAATGGGTCCTATGGGAACTGAATATGCTCCCACTCTAGATAGAATAGACAGTCAACAAGGATATATTCCAGGTAATATACAATATGTGTCACGTAGAGGAAACACATTGAAAAATTCAGCCACTTTAACAGAAATGGTATTATTAGGGAATTGGGCAAATAAGCAACTACATCCACATCTTGTAGAAGATAAAAAATCTGATTAAATAAGATATCTACCTATAAATATAGACGAACATCTATTTTATAGGAGCTAAAAATGGCTAACCTAGTTTCACCAGGCGTAAGCGTTACAGTTACAGATGAAAGTTTTTTTATTCCGGCTACAGCAAGAACAGTTCCATTGTTTTTTGTTGCAACTGCAGATGAAAAGAAACGACCAGACGGTGTCACAGATGCTGCTGGAACATTTGAATCTGACGTTATACGTACAGTAACATCACTCAGACAGAGTACAGAATTATATGGAGTCCCACGTTTCTTACAAGATTCTGGTGGAAATCCATTACATGGAGACACCCGCAACGAATATGGAGTATTCGCACTTAATCAATATCTTCGTATTGGTGATCTTGCTTATGTTATTCGTGCTAACGTCAATTTGAACGACAATCTTGACGATATCCGCAATATGTGGGATATCAAAATGCAAGAAGCAGCATATGTTCTTGAAAATTTAGCTAATGCTTATTTGAACGAATTTAATCAAACTAATGGTTATACTCCTTCTAATCCACTTTATAAAGTAACTGTTGATCAAACACACTTTTTATCATTAGCAGCCACTGCTACTAAAACAATTTGGCAAATGTTCTCTTTTGCTCACAGCCAAACCAGTTTTACAGCTAATCATACTCTAGCACCTTATGATGTTTTTGCAAATGGTTATAATTATGCACCAACAGGTACATTT